GACTACAACAACAACTTGGAGTACAGACCGAAATACCATTACAACATATAATACAATTACAGAATTTGATACTATTACTACTTATAATACTACTAAGTCAACTACTACGACTTACAATACCACGTTAGCAACTTCCACTTCAAAAAATACTTCTACTTCAAAAACAACTATTACTACTTATAATACCACCCTGGTAACAATAGAAACACGAAATACGTCTACTTCAAAAACCACTTCGACAACTTTTAATACTACAGCAAGTACGACAACTACTTATAATACCATTACAACTTATAGTACAATTACAACTTATGAAACTCAAAAAGCAACTACCACAACTTATGAGACTTCAAAATCAACAATAGAAACACGAAATACTTCTACTTCAAGAAATACGACTACAATTTATAATACGACATTAGCAACTCTTGAATCAAGAGGAACATCGACTTCGAAGAGTACCACTACAACTTTTGAAACTTCAAAAAATACTACCACGACTTATAATACAATTACAACGTATAATACTATTACTACTTATGAAACTACACTTGCGACTATTACTACTTATGAAACTACTCTAATAACAATAGAAACACGAAATACTTCTACATCAAGAATCACTTCAACAACTTTTAATACTACAGCAAGTACGACAACCACGTATAATACGATTACTTCATATATTACGATTACAGCGTATCAAACTCAAAAGGCAACTACTACAACTTATAATACCACTAAGTCTACCACTACTTCTAAAAATACTTCTACAAGTAAATCAACTACCACGACTTATAACACTACGTTGGCAACGTCTACTTCAAGGAATACGTCTACTTCAAAAACTACGTCAACAACTTTTAATACCACACATAGTACAATTACAACGTATAATACGATTACAGAGTATAATACAATAACAACCTATAATACTTCTAAGTCAACTACTACGACTTATAATACTACGTTAGCAACGTCTACTTCAAGGAATACGTCTACTTCAAAAACAACTATTACTACTTATAATACTTCTAAAAATACTTTAGAAACAAGGTCGACAAGTACATCAAAATCAACCACTACGACTTATAACACGACTCAAAGTACAATTACAACGTATAATACTATTACTACGTATGCTACTATTACAACTTATGAAACACAAAAAGCAACTACTACGACTTACAACACTACGTTAGCAACCTCAACGTCTAAAAATACTTCCACTTCAAAGAATACGACCACAACTTATAATACTACGTTATCAACTATTGAAACGAGGAGTACTTCTACTTCAAGAAATACGACTACAACGTATAATACGTCAAAAAATACTATTGAACAGAGGGCGACACAGACTTCAAAGAATACGACCACAACTTATAATACGATTACAACTTATAGTACAACTACTACTTACAATACCACACTTGAGACTATTACTACGTATAATACCACACTTACTACATCAACCGCTTATAGTACGATTACAGCGTATGCAACTACTACAACTTATAATACTACACATAATACCACAACAACTTATAATACGATTACAACCTATAGTACAACTACTACTTATGAGACTTCAAAGGACACCACGACTACTTTTACTACGATTACAACTTATAGTACAACTACTACTTACAATACCACAACACTTACGATTACTAAGTATAATACGACATTAGCAACAATAGAATCAAGAAATACTATTACTTCTCATTCAACTACTACTGCGTATGCTACCATTACTACGAAGTCAACTATTACCACGTATAATACTTCTAAAAATACTTTAGAATCGAGGGCGACAAGTACTTCAAAAGAAACTATTACTACTTATAATACCTCAAAGGCAACTATAACAACTTATAATACCTCGAAAAATACTTTAGAAACACGAGCAACAATTACTTCACACTCTACGATTACTACCTACAATACTACGCTATCAACGATAGAACAGAGGTCAACGGCAACTTCACATACCACTTCTACACAATATACTACAATTACAACTTATAGTACAACTACTACTTACAATACCACACTTTCTACGACAACTACCTATAATACTACACTTGCCACTATTGAGTCAAGGAATACTATCACTTCAAAGGATACGAGTACAACTTTTAATACTACACATAGTACAACAACCGTTTATAGTACTATTACTTCGAAGAATACGATAACAACTTATCAGACACAGAAGGCAACTACAACAACGTATAATACGACATTAGCAACGATAGAATCAAGAAATACCAGCACTTCACATACAACTTCTACCACGTATAATACTTCTAAAAATACTTTAGAAACAAAAGCAACAGCTACGTCACACTCTACAAGTACTGCGTACACGACTATTACTGCTTATGCAACTATTACAACTTTTGAGACTTCAAAGAATACTATAGAATCGAGGTCAACGGCAACTTCTAAAAATACGAGTACGACTTATAATACCACACTCTCTACGACAACTACTTATAATACTATTACGGTTTATATTACGACCACAACTTATAATACTTCAAAGAATACTTTAGAATCACGAGCAACGATTACTTCGAAGAATACCATAACTACATATAATACTATTACTTCGAAGAATACGTCTACTACTCATTCAACCATAGAATCGAGAACTACGTCTACATCGTGGTCCACAGGTGCAAATACTACTGCTACAACATCAACTTCAAAGAGTACAAATACTAACACAATTACAACGTATAATACGATTACATCTCATAATACTTCCACTTCGTATTTTACTAATTTTACTACGACCTACATAACTACTTGGCTGACTCTTGCTCGAGGAAAATGGAAAAATACTTCAAAAAGTACTACAAAAAATACTAAACGTATAACGAGTAAAAATACAAGTGAAAATGTTGCAACGTCAACTTCAAAAAATACAAGTACAGCTACCATAACTACGTATAACACGAATACGACTTATATCACAGGAACTATTACTCAACAGGATACAACAACTATTTATTCTACCATAACTACATATAATACGATTACTTCTTATGCGACTGCTACTTCGAAGAATACGATAACGACTTATGTTACAATTACTAATTATACTACAAGTACAACGTATAATACGACTAAAAGTACTGCTACTTCACACGCCACGGCTACTTCACATAGTACGATTACCACCTATAATACTTCGAAAAATACGTTAACTACCTATAACACAATCACCGCTTATAGTACGAGTACAATATTTAATACCACACAAAGTACGACAACTACCGCAAGTACAATTACGTCTAAAAATACCATTACAACTTATAATACAATTACTGCTTATATTACAAGTACAACGTATAATACTTCCCACGATACGATTACCACTTATAATACAATTACTATTTATTCGACTATTACAACTTTTAATACGTCAACACTTACGATTACGAAGTATAATACTTCACACTCAACTTCTACCGCTTATAATACGATTACTTCGCACTCTACGATTACAACTTATAATACTTCGAGAGATACTTCTACCGTGTACGCTACTACTACTATTTATTCGACTATTACAACGTTTAATACTTCACACTCAACTATTACCACTTTTAATACTTCTCATAGTACGATAGAAACAAGAGGAACAATTACCTCACATAATACGATTACCACTTATAATACAATTACTGCTTACGCAACGATTACAACTTTTGAGACTAATCATAGTACAATTACATCGTATAACACAATTACTGCTTATATTACAAGTACTACTTACAATACCACACTTGAGACTATTACTACGTATAATACTTCACACGCTACCATAACTACATATAATACGATTACTTCTTATATTACGAGTACAACTTTTAATACTACTCAAAGTACAATTACAGCGTATAATACAATTACTACTCATAGTACAATTACTTCGTATAATACAATTACTATTTATTCTACGATTACAACTTTTCAAACACAAAAAGCAACTATTACTACGTATAATACTTCACACTCAACTATTGAGACACGAAATACGTCTACTTCTCGTATAACGTCTACCACTTTTAATACTTCTCATAGTACGATAGAAACAAGAGCAACGTCAACTTCACATAGTACGATTACGACCTACAATACTTCACATAGTACTATTGAACAACGGAGTACTATTACTTCAAAAGATACTACTACTACTTACAATACCACACACGCAACTATTACCACTTTTAATACTTCTCATAGTACGATAGAAACAAGAGCAACGTCAACTTCACATAGTACGATTACAGAGTATAATACAATAACTACTTATACCACATCTACAACTTATATTACTACACACGACACCACGACAACATTTAATACTATTACAACTTATAGTACAATTACAACTTTTGAAACGAGTACTACTACTACCACAACTTATGATACAATTACAACTTTTAATACTATTACAACTTTTAATACGTCAACACTTACGATTACTAAGTATAACACTACTACATCAACCATTGAAACACGAAATACGTCTACTTCTCATTCGACCACAACGACTTTTGAAACTTCACACGCTACCATAACTACATATAATACAATTACAGCATATATTACAAGTACAACGTATAATACTACTGCAGAAACTACCACGACTTACGATACAATTACAACTTTTAATACTATTACAACGTTTAATACTTCACACTCAACTATTACAACGTATAATACGACACACGCAACTGCTACGACATTAGCAACTGCAACTACAAAGTCAACTATTACAACTTATAATACTTCGAAAGATACCACTACTACGTATGATACAATTACTACATTTAATACAATAACAACTTTTGAAACGGACACTACAACTATTACAACGTATAATACAATTACAGAGTTTACAACTATTACAACGTATAATACGTCAACGCTTACGATTACAAAGTATGATACCTCAACTTCAACTTTAGAAACAAGGGCAACGTCTACTTCAAAGAATACAATTACTACTTATGAGACTTCAAAGGACACCACAACAACATTTACTACGATTACAACGTATGAAACCACAACAACATTTAATACCACACTTTCGACCATTACCACTTATAATACAACAACTGCAACCGCTACGACATTAGCAACCGCTACTTCACATAATACAACTACAACGTATAATACTACACAAAGTACAATTACAACGTATAATACAATTACTTCATACATTACGACTACAACTTTTGAAACGAGTACTACTACTACCACAACTTTTGATACGATTACAGAGTATACAACTATTACGACTTATAATACGTCAACACTTACGATTACTAAGTATAACACTACTACATCAACTATTGAGACAAGAGCAACTTCTACTTCAAAGAATACAATTACTACTTTTAATACTTCAAAAGATACTACTACTACGTATGACACAATTACAACTTATGAAACTACCACAACGTATAATACTACAGCAGAAACTACTACTACGTATGATACGATTACAACTTTTAATACGATTACAACTTTTAATACAGATACTACGACTATTACAACGTATAATACAACCAAAGCAACTGCTACGACATTAGCAACTGCGACAACTAAATCAACTACCACAACTTTTAATACATCACAGGATACCACTACGACTTATGACACAATTACAACGTTTAATACTATTACAACGTTTGAAACAGACACCACAACTATTACGACTTATAATACATCAACGCTTACTATTACAAAATATGATACTACTACATCAACTGCTACGACATTAGCAACTGCAACTACAAAGTCAACTACTACAACGTATAATACGTCAAAAGATACTACCACAACTTACGATACAATTACAACTTTTAATACCATTACAACGTTTGAAACAGATACTACAACCATTACAACATATAATACAATTACAGAGTATACAACCATTACAACGTTTGAAACAGACACTACAACTATTACCACTTATAATACATCAACAGCAACTGCTACGACATTAGCAACTGCAACAACTAAATCAACCACGACAACATTTGAAACTTCAAAAGATACAACAACCACATATGACACGATTACAACGTTTAATACGATTACAACGTTTGAAACAGACACTACAACCATTACAACTTATAATACTTCAACACTTACGATTACTAAGTATAACACTACTACATCAACTATTGAAACTGCGGCGACAAGTACGTCAAAAAATACTACTACTACTTTTAATACTTCGCAGGATACTACAACTACGTATGATACGATTACAACTTTTAATACTATTACAACATATGAAACGAGTACTACAACGTCTACGACTTTCAATACCACTACCACAACGTCTACGACTTACAATACTACACAGAGTACAATTACAACGTTTAACACAATTACAGAGTTTAACACTATAACAACATTTGAAACTTCAACGAGTACGATTACGACTTTTGAAACAGACACTACAACTATTACAACGTATAATACGTCAACACTTACAATTACAAAGTATAGTACTACTACAACTTATCAAACTACCACAACTTTTAATACTACACAGAGTACAATAACTACTTACAATACAATCACTACTTATGACACCGCAACAACTATGGCGACTGCAACGTCTAAATCAACCACGACAACATTTGAAACATCTAAAGATACTACTACTATTTATGATACAACTACTACTTATGAAACCACGACAACTTTTGAAACAAGTACTACAACGTCCACGACCTATAACACTACTACATCAACTATTGAAACTGCGGCGACAAGTACATCAAAAGAAACTACTACAACTTTTGAGACTTCTAAGGATACAATCACAACTTTTGAAACTCAAAAACAAACTATTACAACGTTTGAAACAGACACCACAACTATTACGACTTTCAATACCACTACCACAACGTCTACGACTTACAATACTACACAAAGTACTATAACTACTTATAATACGATTACAACGTATAATACTATAACAACTTATAATACTTCGAAGGATACCATTACGACTTTTGAAACAGATACTACGACTATTACAACGTATAATACGTCAACACTTACAACTACAAAGTATAGTACGATTACAGCGTATGCAACTACTACAACGTATAATACTACTCAAAGTACGATAACTACTTATAACACGATTACAACTTATGACACCGCGACAACGATGGCGACTGCGACATCTAAATCGACTACTACAACTTTTGAGACTTCAAAAGATACAACAACTACTTTTGAAACAGACACTACAACTATTACAACTTATAATACTTATAAAACTACTACGACAACGTTTAATACTACCGTATCAGCAAATACGACTTTAGCAACTGCTACTACAAAAAATACTACTACAACTTTTGAGACTACTAAGAATACAACCACAACTTATGAAACGAGTACTACAACGTCTACTACATTTATTACCACGAAAAATACTACTACAACGTATAATACTACTCAAAGTACGATAACTACTTATAACACGATTACAACTTATGATACTGCTACAACTTTAGCAACAGCAACGTCTAAATCGACCACAACAACATTTGAAACATCGAAAGATACTACTACGATTTATAATACTACAACTACGACAAGTACAACTTATGAGACTTCAACTCTTACGATTACAAAATATACAACAAGTACTACAACGTCTACGACTTATAACACGACTCAAAGTACAATTACAACGTATAATACAATTACAGAATTTGATACTATAACCGAATATACTACAACGTTTGATACTATTACAACGTATACCACAAGTAGAATTACAGGTTACTATTATAGTTAAAAAAAATTAATTTTAGAATAAAAAGTTTATATTTATATATGTGTATATAATGGTTATATTTCTCAAGGAGTTACTTAATGGCTAAAATGAAATCCGAAATGTTTGACCCGAACATTAAAGATGAACGTATAGGCGCATACGAAAAGAATCAATATTTGGTTGACAATCTCGCCGGCGTAGATAAATATTTCAGAAAACGAATGAAACGGCATACTACAGAGTTTTCTTATGATGTGATGGCAAACGAAATACCTTATTTTAAAACTATAAATTATACAGAATATGCTACCTCTTTTATGATGGTTCCTTTAAGTCAAATAATGAGGGAACAACAGATTAAAGATGCTTATTATGATGAAGAGAGTGAAGACTACCCGGTATTAGATTGGGTAACATATTTTAAAGAGAATGTAGAAAATAAGGTATCTAACAAATATCAAGACAGGGTAGATTTAACAGAAGACCCAAAGTTTGATAGGGAACTTGAAGCATTAGTAGTTTTGCCAGGTTCGAATAAAATAAAAAGTAGAGTTTGTTTAAATAAATTGAAGACTATTAAAGAACGACACGGTACGAAGGTTGTATTTAAACCACACCCAATAACACAACATCAGATTATCGGAGAATTAAAAGATTTGTTCGGAGAGTCTTGTATATTACCTCGTGAAGCAGATTTGTATGCTTTTATGTTAAAGGTTCCGAGAATTTATACAACTAATATTAGTGAATCTTGTTTGTATGCTGTTTGTTTAGGAAAAGAAATAGGACACATAGAGGTACATCAGGATATGGCTTGGGGCTCTTTTTATCATATGAATTGGCCTATATTTCAATGTGAGGTTCGTGGTCAAGATACTCATTATTTTATTAATAAAGTTCTTTCAAGTCCGAAGTGTGGTATAATAAATCCAAAAGTAGATGTTAATTGGAAAAGAAAAATAGATGATTATTTGACTTATATACATAAGGAGAGGGAGTTGTGGTATGAAGTATTTGTTCGTGACGACCCTATTGTTAAGCCGGAAGAATTTAAGAAGAAGAAATCTTAGGAGTTTTTAAATGAAGAAAGTTTTGATTAGAGACATAGTATTTGGAGGCGAAGATACACCTTTAATAGCTGGTCCTTGTGTTGTTGAAACATATAAACTTGCGATAGATGTCGCAAAAGAACTTGTTAAAATAGGAGAAAAAACAAATACTCCTATAATATATAAGAGTTCTTGGGATAAAGCAAATCGGTCATCTAATTCGTCTTACAGAGGTCCTGGTATGGAAAAAGGATTAGAAGCACTTAGACGAGTCAAAGATGAAACGGGATTACCTATACTTACAGATGTACACGAGGTTCATCAAATAAAAGAAATCGAGGACGTGGTAGATATAATTCAAATACCCGCATTTTTATGTCGCCAAACTGATTTGATAAAGGCCGCAGCACAGACCGGCAAAGTAGTAAATGTTAAGAAAGGTCAGTTTTTATCACCCTGGGAAATAGAAAATGTAATAATAAAGATTACTGAAGAAGGAAATGAAAATATTCTAATTACTGAACGTGGAACGCAATTTGGTTATCAAAATCTCGTTGTGGATATGAGGTCAATTCCTATAATGCAGGAATTCGGATTTCCTGTAATATTTGATGCTACACATAGCAATCAACTTCCTGGAGGAAATGGTACATCAACAGCAGGTATGAGAAATATGGTACCTTATCTCGCTAAAGCCGCTGTCGCTGTAGGTTGTGACGGATTGTTTTTTGAAACTCACCCGGACCCTGAAAATGCTAAATCAGACTCATCAACTCAATGGCCATTAGATAGTTTAGAAGAAGTAATTTCATCATTAAAGATGAAACCCGCAAAACCACAAATGGTTGTATCTAATAAACAAAGTAAGGCTGAAATTTATAAACAGAGATTATCAGAAAAACTTAATCATAATGTAGTTAATTTTGAGGATATGGAAATCAGTACAGAAAATAATAAAGAATTTGATGATGGTTTTTTAAAAACTGCTGACAAGTTGATGTCCGAGAGAAGTCTATCTGATTCACACCGAGTCTTAACTCAAGAAGATTTAGATAATATAAAGGATAAGAAAACAGAAGTTATTCTTAGTGATGGATATCTTGATACTTTAAATCCATATGAGGTTGATGTTAATTTAGTATCTTTATTTAATTCAGCAACAAGATTAATATATATACAACTTGAACCTAAAAGAAGACCGGTTGATTGGTGGATGGATAAATTTAATTTTTTAAGAGAACGACACGACCAAGAAGAGTTAGATATTTTTGTGGTTTTCAAAGCAGAACCATCAAAACTTAGGATGATTAGATTACCTAATGATTATCATAAAAAGAAAGAACAGGAAGAAAAGAAACGTACTGAAAAGAAAGTTCCTTTAATTCGTTGGAATAACCCTAAAGACAAACCTAAACCAAGGATATAATAATATGCACACAGCAGGAAAAGTATGGGGCAAGACTGCTAATATTTTTTCTAATCCTAATTTTGAAGTACACAGGATAGAAGTAAATAAAGGCGGGTTTTGTTCTAAACATAAACACAAATATAAATTTAATGCTTTTTACGTAGAAAGTGGTGAGTTAGAGATTATAATCTACAAAAATGATTATGATTTAGTGGATACGACCGTTTTAAAAGCAGGTGATATGACCATTGCAAAACCAGGAGAATATCATAGTTTTAAAGCAAATTCTAAAACTATATGTTATGAGTTTTATTGGGCAGAATTAAATCACGATGATATAGAAAGAGAATCTGTAGGCGGTATTTAGTGTTAACGATTCCTATTGAAGAGTTAGTTCGAGATAAAAGAGTTATTCTTGTAGGTAACTCTGTAGAAATGATGAGTTATGAATATGGTGATTTTATTGATTCATTTGATATTGTAATACATCACGGTGCGAGTATAGCGAGAACTCCGTCAATGTTCAAAAATCTCGGTAGTCGAACTGATATATGGGTAACAGGGTCTTTTAGGATGAATACCTATAAGACTATTCCTCGAGAATTTTACGATGGTAGATATAAAGATACTATGGTATTATTTAACAGGGTTAGAACTAAATTATTAGATGTAGATTGTCAAGTGAGATGGGAAAATACATTACCTGATATACCAAGAATAGATATGTTTCACGATATTGAACTAATACAAATGTTAGACTCATTGGATTATATGTCCGGATTCGGTGACGGGTATAGAGGCCCTGTAGATGGTATGAGACCTTCAGGCGGATTTATGTCTATATTATATTTTACTAAAAAAGTAACTACATATAAAAGTTTTGACATAATAGGGTTTGATTTTTTCAGAAAAATAACAGAGACAACGAGAGAAGAAAGTGCAAAACCATATAGTTGGCATCTACCTATAAGAAAAGATAAAGGTGGACATCCACACAACGCAAAATTAGAGTTTGACTATGTATCTAAGTTAGAAAAAGAAAAAAAGATAACGTGGAATATTTTATCTAATTTAAATAAAGAGACTATAAAATATGATAAGAATTGGATATCCGGCAGTATTTTTGATAATTGGTCATAATGAACGTTTATATAGGATATGATAGTAGACAAGATTATTCTGAAAATTTTTCAGGTGTTGTTAATCCTCCATATCAAGTATCGAAGTATTCGATAGAAAAATATAATAAGAGTGTAAATATAGAACCTATAATTATTTCAGAATTAAAATTAAAAAATCTTTATTGGAGAAATACAGACTATTTATCAAGTACAGAATTTGTTTATAGTAGATTTCTCACTCCGTATTTAAACGGTTATGACGGATTAGCGTTATTTTGTGATTCTGATTTTTTGTGGCAAACAGATGTTAATGAGATATTAGATTATTATGATGAAAAATATTCTGTTATGTGTGTAAAACATAATTATACACCGCCGGAGAGTACTAAAATGGATGGCAGAGCACAAACTCATTATCCAAGAAAAAATTGGTCGAGTCTTATGTTATTTAATTGCTCACATCCGGATATTAAAAAATTAAGTGTTAAGAATATTAATACGAAAAATGCAAAGTGGTTACATAGATTTGAATGGACAAGTGATGAGTGTATCGGAGAAATTCCAGCAACTTTCAATTGGTTAGAAGGTTGGTATAATGATAGAATTAACCCGAAAGCAATTCACTATACACGTGGAGGTCCGTGGCATACTACGTGGAATGGCCATTATAAAGAACAATGGTTAGAAACATATAACGAATTAGTTAAGGAGAAATCAAATGGCTAAAGAAACAAAGTTCACAGACGATGAACTAAAACAAATAAATGAAGTAGCAGATGCTTATAGCGCACTACAAACAGAGTTGGGAAACATCGGAGTTCAAAAAATATTATTGGATGAGAGAGTTGCTAAAATTGATGAAAGAGAAGGTGCTATTCGAGGAGAGTGGAAACAGAATCAGGTTAAAGAACAGGATTTAGTAAAAACTCTAAGTGACAAGTATGGTGCAGGTACTCTTGACCCTAAAACGGGTACTTTTGTGCCGGTAGAAGAAAATAAACCAGCATAAATATAACGTTTTGAAATTTTCAAAACTATTTATATATGTTTACAACAATAACCTCATTTCATAATAGGAGAAAATAATGGCAGAACGAATTGTATCTCCCGGTGTATTTACCCGAGAGAAAGATTTATCCTTCTTGCCACAAGGTGTCGCAGAGATTGGAGCCGCAGTTGTCGGACCAACTCTTCGAGGACCTGCTTTTACTCCTACCGTAATATCTTCAGCAAGTGAATTTGAAGCACAATTCGGTGCTATTGGTGGTACTAAAAACTACTATACCGGAATTGCAGTACAAAGATATTTGAATGGCGGAGCGCCAAGTGTAACGGTAGTTAGAGTATTAGGCATTGGAGGATACAAAACAGATGCGATGAACGTAGTAATAAATACAGGAACTTACAATAATAGGATTCTCGCAACCTTAGCACCATCAAACAAACATCAAGCAGGAATAGGTGATTTATCATCTACTTCAGCAAGTCGCGGTCCAAATGATGCCGCAGCAAAAGATACAGCAGATTACGCTGAAGATTCATTTGTAATAGATGTATCAGGTTCAGATATAACCCATACAAAAATATTAGGTGCTAATCTTTCAGGTGGCGACCCTAATAGTCTTACAGATGACCCGCAAGATAGTAATAACCATCTTTATATGTACAAATATTTCAATAAAGGCGGAGATGTTCCAGGAGGTCAAACCGTTACAGGTGATGCTACGATTTCCTCTTCATTAGTAACATTGAATTTTGCAGATGGTGTTCAATCATTTGATGCAAATGGAAATGCTTCTACTTGGACAGGTAATAGTTCATATTCTGTAGCAAGAACACCATACATTATGTCACAAAGACTAAATGGTGGTTCAGCGACTAATCTATTTAGATTTTATACTCGCGGTGCAGGTGCTGAATTGAACGAAAAATGTCACATTGGTATTACGAATATTAAAGCGGCGGCAACTGCGAACACATCACCGGATTGGGCTCAGTTTGACGTACAAGTTTATTTGAAGGATGACCAAAATGTATTCTCAGCAGTAGAGAATTATAATGGATGTAATTTAGACCCTGAAAGTGCTAATTATGTAGTTAATATGATTGGTGATGGACACGAATCAACTGATAATCAAGGTAAAATAACCAAGTATGGTGGATTTGGCAATAGGTCTAAATTTATTAGAATCGGTGATTATACCGGAATAGAAGATGGTAAGAATAAAGCGTACGCTCCAATGGGATTTAATAAAGTTAGTAATCCTACACCTGGAGGCACAAATGTACCGACAGCATCTTTTGTGACAAGTTCAGATTCAGATAACATTTTTGAGCCAGGTCAATTTCCAGGTTGGGATTTCGCAGGCACTAATTATGTTAATGGCACTTATTTAGCACCAATTCCTTTGGATGCCGGAACAGGTGCGAACGTAACTTTCTCACTTGAAGATTGTAATGGTACAAACGGTGGTAATCCAGGATTTGCTGGTTTGGATACGAAATTATCATTGGCTTCAGGTACAAACGTACAACAACGTAAGTTTAAAGTGCCTATGCAATGGGGATTTGATGGAGATAATCCTGCTCGTAATATTTACTTCGGTAATGATATCGTAGGAAATAATACACAAGGATTTGATTGTTCATCAGCAACTACAAGTGGTTCAGTTGCTTATAAGAAAGCATTGAATACAATTCAAGACCCGGACTTTATTGACATTAATATGTTAGCAACTCCAGGTATTATTCACGCTTATCATTCGACCGTTACTAACAGAGCAATAAGCATAGCTTCTAATCGTGGCGATTGTTTTTATATAATGGACGGCTCTAAATATAACGAGAGTGTAACAAATGCTGTAAGTAATGTTGGTGGTTTAGATAACAACTATGTTGCGACTTACTTTCCTTGGGTACAAATACCAAACCCAGGAGGCGGACCTAATCTTTGGGTTCCACCATCAGTAGTTATGTTAGGTGTATATGCTAACAACGATAGAATCGGCCAGGAGTGGTTTGCTCCCGCAGGTTTAAATCGAGGTGGTATAGCCGCACTTGACGTTAAGAAGGTCTTGACTCATACAGATAGAGATGAGTTATATGATGGAAGAGTTAATCCGATTGCTTCTTTCCCAGGACAGGGAATTGTAGCATTTGGTCAGAAGACTCTACAATCAAGACCATCAGCGCTTGATAGAGTAAATGTTCGTAGATTATTAATTAACTTGAAGAAGTTCATAGCATCATCTTCGAGATTCTTAGTATTCGAACAGAACACAGCGGCGACAAGAAACCGTTTCTTGAACATTGTCAATCCATATATGGAGTCTGTACAACAACGTTCAGGTCTCTCGGCATTCAGAGTAGTAATGGATGATTCCAATAATACTCCTGAAGTAGTAGATAGAAACCAATTAGTTGGTCAAATCTTCTTACAGCCTACGAGAACTGCAGAGTTTATTGTACTTGACTTTGTTGTATTGCCAACAGGCGCGGCATTCCCTGAGTAAAATAGGGAGGTTTAAAGAACTAAGGGGCTCATTACGAGTCCCTTTTTTCTTATATTATAAAACTAAGAAAAAACTAAGAAAAAGAAATAGATTGTTTCACACGATTTTATCATTTCGGTATATTTATAATAGAACAATAAACTTAACAGGAGAAAGCAGATGCCTGATATGATAGATGCAGCTGAGATATTTTTTACACCGTTCGAGCCAAAAACGAAAAATCGTTTTATTATGGAAGTCGAAGGTGTACCAAGTTTCTTGATTAGAGCCGCCAATCGTCCGTCAATAGAATTTGAAGAGATTGAATTAAATCACATTAATGTTAAGCGGTATGTGAAAGGTAAAGCTTCTTGGCAACCTTTAGACATTACTCTTTATGACCCAATCGTACCAAGTGGTGCTCAAGCAGTTATTGAGTGGATAAGACTTGGTCACGAATCAGTAACAGGAAGAGACGGATATTCTGACTTCTATAAAAAGAATGTTAATTTCCAATTACTTGGCCCTGTTGGTGATGTTGTTGAAAAATGGGACCTTAAAGGAGCTTATATTCAATCTGCAAATTTTGGTGATTTGGATTGGTCAGTTAGTGAACCTGTAGACATAACTTGTACTTTACGTTATGACTACGCAGTATTACAATTCTAAGATATGAATTTTATTAGAGAAATGCTATCAAGTGATGCGAAAATCTCGTCTAAACGGGCGATAGGTTTCGCATCATTTGTTATGCTTGTAGCAAGTTGGGTAGCAAATACATTTTGGCAGTTTGAAGTTAAAGAGATGATTCTCGAAAACTTTATGTATATTACTATAGTTGGCTTGGGCGTAACAGCAGCAGAAAAATTTAGTCGAAATAAATAGTTTTAATTCTTAACTTAATTAAGAGGTAATTGTTATGAGTAAATTTCCTACTGAGGTAATAGATTTACCTTCTAAGGGATTAGTGTATCCAAAAGAACATCCACTTTCAAGTGGTAATGTTGAAATAAAATATATGACAGCAAAAGAAGAAGATATTCTTACGTCACCTAACCTTATCGAAAAAGGCATCGTATTAGATAAATTGTTAGAAAGTATTATTGTTACGGAAGGCGTGAAATTAGATGATTTCATTATAGGTGATAAAAACACATTATTGGTATCAGCACGTATTCTTGGATATGGTAAAGATTATCCTGTTATGCTCGGAGATGAAGAAGTTAGTATTGACCTAACTAAATTAAAAGAGATTTGGATAGACGAAAAAAATCTTGTTGAGAAAAACAAAAATGAATTTAAGTATACTACACCACTCAGTAAGAATGAAATAGTATTTTCTATATTAGATGGTCATATGGAAAAGCAACTTGACGATTTAAATAAAGCATATGAAAAAGCAGGTCAATCGAGAGAGTTAACTAATCGTTATAAACTTATTATTCAATCTGTTGATGGTAAAACAGAAGCAAAAGACATAGACGACTTTGTAGACAATCGTTTTATGGCAAGGGATTCCGTAGCATTCAGAGAGTATATAGCAGATATAGCTCCTGATATAGACTTTAAAACTAAAGTCAAGTTATCAGACGGAACTGAACAGGAGGTAACGGTCCCAATGACCGTTCGATTTTTTTGGCCTAACGCCACAATATAGAGAAAGCGTCTACGAACAAGTATTTCAATTAGGCTATCACAGCCAAGGTTTTCATAATTTTACTGAGTTATATGATATGCCCATAGGTATGCGTGAATGGTACTATAGGCGATTAGTGAAGGCTAAAAAAGAAGAAAATAACGCTGTAAAGAAAGCAAATTCTAAATATAAACGACCTAAATAATATTTATTATAAATAGCCCGGAGTAATAATGAGTGACATTGTTGAAAATTTTAAGTATCTATCACAATCGTTAGAATTTGAAGATGACAGAATTAAATACGATAGGGGTGATGGTGTAATAGTCAATGTTATGATGACTTGGGAAAACCCTATTATGTCTGCATCTGCAGAATATGTATGTCAAAATGGCGGTGATATAATAGAGTTTGGTTTCGGTATGGGAATCGCATCAAATTACATACAATCACAGAGTATAAATTCACATACTATTTGTGAGATACATCCACAAGTAATAGAAAAGGCAGAGGCGTGGGCTGAAGGCAAGTCAAATGTAACTTTAATTACAGGTAGTTGGGTTACTAACAAAGATGAATTAGGTACATATGATGGTATATTTTATGATGCTGATTATACAAGTGATTTGTTACATTTTAGTGGTTCTGTAACGTCTTTGAGTAAGTCCGGCACTCTTCTTACTTTCTTTAATCCGGCATCATCAAGTTACAATTATTTACAAATACCTGTGGACGGTTATGACGAAGTTTCTGTAGATGCTTCATCAGTAGACCCGCCACCTGATTATTGGAATACATCACAGAAAATATATTATATGCCTAAAAGAGAATTTTAAGGTTGTGTGATATTTATATAAGAATCGAATCGGAGAATCTCTATGAAAAATCAAATTAAAGAAGGTCTTATTGACAAGATTATGACTATGATAGCAAAAGGTCGTATAGATTCTAAAGTTAAAAAAATGATGAAAGACGACCCTGAATTTGCTAAACGCATAAAAAAAGCAAGAGACAATCAAAAACAAGCAGAAAAATCTTTACAGGCATTTCTTGACTCATAATGACACTTAAAGAAATAAAAGAACTTAAAAAAGAGCTAAAGGAAGTAAAGGACCTTCAAGCCGATATTACTAAAAATACAGCCCGTCGTAACAAGGAAGGCAAGTTAGGAGTTCAAGCCCAAAAAGAACTTAATGGGCTCAAAGAACGAGAAAAAAAACTTGCAGAAGATATAGCTGACGCGGAAGGTCCTCACGGTAGAGTTGCAAACATTAAAAAGACTATTTCTTTAACAAAGTCTTTTAATAAGATAGCAACTAATTCACAAAAAATATTATTAAAATCATTTGGTATTCAAACAAATGAGTCTGAACTCTTAAAAACTATTCAAAAAGAAAAAACAAAAGGAAATAAAGCAGACCAAAATAAAATAAAAGCTTTAAACGCTGCGGCTGAATTAGAACAAGAATTTCTCAATGACTTAAAAGAAGGTAATTTTGTTGTAGAAGAAGCAGAATCTAAACTACAAGCATTGAAAGAAGAGTTCGAAGATATGGGTGATTCTTTTGCAACAGCTGTAGATGATTCTTTTAAAAATTTTCCTAAAATACAAAAAGATGCTGATAAAATTTCAAATGCATTAGAAACTGAAATACCATTTCTTGACCAACTTGAGCAAATGAAAAAGAAAGCAAAAGATTTCGGAAATATGTTATTAAATCCGACGACCGCCGCATTAGCAGTAGTAGGGTTCATAGTCAAGAAAATGGTAGACTTTGCTAAGAAAGCAAAAGAGGTTAGACAAGATTTAGGTATCGTAGCAACTGATTCTGTTGTTTTATCAGCACAGATGTCTGCGGCGGGAGCGAGTGTAGCCGCACTTTCAGGTGATTCTCAAAAAGCACAAGATTCAATAAAAGCATTAGCAAATAGTATGAGTAGAATGCCTAATCTAAGTTTACAAACTTCGAGACAATTTGGTGCTATAGTAGCATTATCAGGTGCGACAGCAGAAGAGATGGCAACTATATTAGAGTTACAAACTCTGACTACAGCAGGTTCATCTGAAAAAGCAGTTCAAGATATAAAATCAGTAGAAGCGTTAGCAGAACAAGCAGGAGTATTAAAGAGTAAAGTATTTGGTGATGTAGCGGATGCGGCAAAAACTCAAGCATTCTTCTTTGGTAAGAGCGCAAAAGAGATTGCTAAAGCGGCGATTGATATGAGAAAACTCGGTATTAGTGCGAGTGCCTTAAATAATGTAGCAGAATCAATTTTAGATTTAGAAACATCAATAGGAAAAGAATTTGAATTACAAACTTTATTTGGTAAAACTATAAATTTAAACAAAGCAAGACAAGCCGCATTTGAAAGAGATGGAGTTAAACTGAGTCAAGAATTAAGAAGGCAACTCGGAGGTCAATTTGATTTAAGTAAAGCAAATTATGCACAAGTTAAATCATTGACAGAAGCATTTGGTTTAACACAAGAAGAACTACAAAAAGTTATACAAGGTCAAGATATTTTTAATTCTAAAGCTGAGGTAGGTAATACATTTTTTGAGACAATGAAAAAATCTGCAGTAGGTATAGGAATTGCGGTTGGTAGTCTTATTGGATTATTAATTGGGTTAAAAGCAGTAGCTACAGAAGGTATGACCCTACCAGGTGATATAGCAAAAGTAGCAACGGCAACAGCAATTGGTGCAGGTTTAGGGTTTGGAGTAGGAAAAGCAGTTGAGCAATATAGTGTTGAAGATAGTACTTTCAATAAAAAAGCAGTAGGTTCACTCACACCACCTGTATCAGTATCATCAAATGATGAGTGGTTTGTTTCTAAAGGTGAACAAGGTAGAATTGATTTAGACTCAGCACGTAGAAGAGCTGCAGAACAAAAACAACTTGAAGCAACAGAAAGAGCAGAAAAAATAACAAAAGTTAAATTTGATGCTATGATATTAGCAGTTAACGATTTAGGTAGTAAACTTGTACGGGAGTTAGCTTAATGGCTTTAGAAGATTTATTAGGAAGTATAGAATCATTTGATTATAATCAAGTAGGACTACCACAATCATTTGAAGCGAATAACGGTGTCGTTACAGGTCAACAAACATTTGATAGACCATTAGAAGAACCATTACCTATAAGTGAAACACTTGGTTATGGATTACGTACTTCATCACAGAATTTTATTGAAGATACATTCGCAAACGGATTTACTGCTAATATGTCTTCAACTCAATTTAATTTTATAGAAGGAAATCAGACCGCAATAGTAGATGAAGTTTCTTTTGGAGATATCACTTACGTATTCGGTGCTGAAGAGATTGTATTTCAAAATAATTTGGCTATACAAAATAGTATAGCTTTTACAGGGTTTGCAGGCGATGATGATTTTAGGAGACAATCAAGTCGAATTGCAGATTGGGTAACTACTCCAAGTAATTTTTTAGCAGAAGACTCTACTACTGCGGCTAATACTTCACTTAATTTAGATTATGTAGAACAACATAATATTATGGTTGATGGTCTAAGTCTTTCAACCGGAAGAGTGATACAATATCCAACAAATTATACAGATAAGCAGATGACAAATGAGGAAGGCGGATTTCATCAATTACGTCCAAATAGATTAGAACAATTTGCGGAAGATTATTTTGTAACTCAAGATAGGATTATGTTAATGTCTGACGGTGGTGATACTACTACTCTAAAACAATATTTATCAAGTAAAAAACAAAAAGGAGCTGACGAATTTATAAGAGAATTGAGTCCTGGAAATCACCCTTTTATCATTAAAAAAATAGGTTCATCTTATGGATTACCTGATATGCCTGATTTAGGTCCGAGTGTAGCACAGAATGTTGTGGAATGGATAGGTAAAGGAATAAATCTTCTTGATAATATGGCAGGGGGATTTGTACGTGGCACACCTGATACGATTTCAGGTAGAGTGCATAGAGAATTTGATGATGCTCTTAGAAAAGGTAAATTTATAATTTCAGGAACAGGACTTCTCTTTGGATTGAAACAATTTGGTTTACAATTATTCAATAGAACTATTGAAACTCGTATATGGAATCCTGTATCCTTATTTAGTACCGACTTTTATCATATGAAGAGACACGTTGGTGGTTTAGAATATGGTGCATTAATGAAAGACCCTAAAGAAGCTCTTAAAGACGCAGCCCCAGCATTTTTAGAACCGTTAGTAGACCCAATAATTAAAGCAGTCTTTCCAACTATAGGAGATGGTAAATCAACGTCAAGAGCAGTTTTTCAAGTTGATTGGCATTCGAAACAAGATGCTCCAAAACTACCTATAAGCGACTCAAGTGAATTATCATTTTCACTTGATGGAGCCGCGAATTTAGCTTCGAACATTGGCGGGGCGATTGTGAACGCAGTATCCAGCGGTGTAAATAGTATGTTAGCAGATGGGAAAATAGCATTACATAATCCTAATCATTATTTGAGAATTGGCGGTATATTAGACCCATATGCTGGACCTGAAGGCGGTACACCTATTGAAGATGTAAGTACTATTAAGAAGAAGATAACTACTCCTGACCAGGGAGCAACAACTTTTTACGACCCGTCTGACCTTACTCCTTCCGCTAAGGAAAAATACAATAACTACTCTTTTAAAACTTATGGTCAAATCAGAGATGCTGCGGACGATAAGAACGAAAGTAGAAATAGATATGAAGTAGGGTACGAAGAGAATGTAGTAGGTAAAGCACCTACGAATCCTGTAACACCGGGTATGATAAAATTGCCACCCGGCGGAATGACACAAGAAGTATATGATAAAAGAAAACAAGCTAAAAAGGATTACAAAGAAGACCTTAAAGCGTGGACAGAGAGAAAGAAAAACTTTGATGGTTCACTCGGTCAAGACCTTAAGTTACAAAAAAGGTTTTATGAAAGATTTAATCCAGGTGCAGATGAAGGACCTGCGGATTATGTTAATTCATATCCATTGGTTAGAGAAGAAGGCGGTCTCGCATATGATTTTATAGATTTTTATTTTAAAACGAGACAATGGACAGGTGCTAAAAGAGATATAAGATATTTACAATTTTCAGCTATATTAAATAATATTAATGAATCTGTAACACCTGAATATAATGAACAGAGATATCTCGGTAGACCTGATAAATATTATACTTATAATGGTGTCGATAGAGATGTAACTTTAGAGTTTACTATATATCCACATAGTAAAACAGAATTACCGTATCTAATGGAAAAACTTAATTATCTTGTTGGATTATGTTATCCACAATATAGTAGTGAAGGATTTATGATTGCGCCACAAGTCGATTTAACGGTTGGTCATATGTTTAGAGAACAACCAGGATATATTAATCAGTTAGCAATAAATGTTCAAGATAATACTACTTGGGAAACAGACCTTTTTCAATTTCCAAAACATATAACTGCTAATTTAACTTTTAGATATTTCGGAAAACACATACCACATCAATTTGGTAAACATTATGATGTTCCTTATCTTCAACCTTTTACAGGCGGAGATAAAACTAATACAGATAAGCCACAACAAGTAGGAGCGTTAGGTTCTGAACTTACTTATAAGGCTAATGCAGATAGCACTGAGGTAGATTTGTACAAAAAGAGTATAACTCGAAGAAGACCGGTTGCAGGTATTCCTGAAGAGATAGTCAAAGAGATAGGCGAAGCGAGTGTTAAAAGAGAAATAGGGAGTGACGGATAATGCGTTATAAACACACACCCGTGAAACGAGCACCTACAGGAGACCGAGTATATGGTACAACGTTTTATCCTAAAATACCAATAAAGGATACGGATGTTTTTAAATATTTTCCTCGAGGTACACGATTTGATAAAATAGCGTATGATTTCTATGGTGACCAATCTTTATGGTGGATTATCACTTTAGCTAATGGAATCACTAATGCTGATGTTCAAGTAGACCCGTTAGAAGAATATAGAGTTCCTAAAGAAATTGAGTCAATATTATCTGATTTTAAACAAATAAACGAATAGTGTTATGTTAGGCGAACCATTAAGTTTAAGTGTAAGACACGAACTTGAAAGACGTAAGAAAGCGTTGAGTAGAGATTCAATTATCCCCGATATAAAGGGCGATACTTTAAATTATTCCTTTGCTGAAATGATGACAAAGACAACTTATGTTCGTCTTATATCGCCTTTATACGGTACTGAAATTGCAGGTACTTTATTAAAAAATTCTGACCCATACAATAATTTTAATCAAAAACATTGGTTAGATTGGAATGAATCCAAAGGTAGTAGTCGTGGTCACGTACCGCCTCCAGGTATTTCATCTGTTAGAACTGCTTATATGGGTGAAGGTGCTACTATTAATACAATCAAAGAAGCGTCTATAGAACTAAAAGTTTATTCTAATGAACAATATAATAAAATAATTCCTGAGTTTGTTAGGATAGGTAGAATAATTTATCTTGAATTTGGATGGTCTAATCCGAGAATTGATATAATACGGGCACAAGCTGTCCCGAGAGATTTTTTAAGACGAACTTTTGATAGCCAAACAGGTGAACATGGTGTAGAATTAGATTATGAAAAGACTCAACACTTTCCTGGTGAATTTGCTGTGAATACTAATGGCAATAGTGATATACTTGTAGGTTCAGTATCTAACTATTCTGCAAAGTTAAATGAAGCCGGCGGATATGATATTACGTTAGATTTGAAAACTTCAGGTCACGGGTTATATTACGCATCTACTAATAAAAAGAAACATCAATCTATACCTCTATTGACAGACAATGTAGCAGCGGGTGATGAACGCGCAAATCAAACCGAAAATGCAGAACAAATAGCATCTAATAAGTCTGAGAATGATTTTAACAATACCCTTGATGAAAGAAACGGTTTAATACTTTTATCGAAAATAAAACAAAATTTACAGGAAGTTTTCGATATCGCAGGTGCTTTTGAGTATCCGGTTCTCGTAAAAGATAAATCATCTGACAAAAATGAATATAAAAAAGAACCATTAATGATAGAACAACCATCTGTTTTTTATCTAAACGACAAAGAGCACAATGAATATATGGAGAAGTGTATAACTCATTTAGAAACCCGTGGATTTAGCGTTGAGAAAGTCTACGCTCCACCTGAGAATCCATTGGTTGGTCGTGTAGCGATAGACGAAGAAACTATGTTATACGCTCAACAGAGAGCAATGGATAAGAGAAAACTATTAGGGTTTACTGCTATTCACATAGCGTATAGAGATTTAATTATAACTTGTATGGACACCGGAGAAACGACAAAGATAGGCGAAGAGGATGGTAAAGGTCAAATTAAAGTCAATCAATGTTATATAAATTATTATTGTAGTATAAAGTATATTGAAGATAATATTTTATCAAGATTATTCGGCACAGCAGACGCAAATTCAGAGATAATAGTATCAGGTGTGAGGTCATTACACGTAGCACAAGAAAAAGTAAATGCTGGTATGAAGTTTCCTAAGGATAATTCGACACCATTTTTAAATAGTAATTTGATGTTAACACATAAACAATTAGTACCTTCAAGTTTTACAGATTGTTTGATAAATACAGAAGCAATGTCAGCACTTTTACAGAGAACTCATTTAGGATTTTATGGTACTAATTCCGATGCAAAACAAACAAAAGAAATGGCAAATTATTCTAAAGCTTTAGGCAAAACGTTACAAGAAGCATTTCCGTTTGAGATAGGGTTCTCGCCAACGACAGCGGCCGCATCTATCAAAGCTAAGAAAAGAAATCCGAATCACGTTCTCGCAAAGATTAGAAATATGTATGTCAATGTGAATGTTCTACAAGAAGCTTTTTTAGGAGATAACAATTCTCCTTTTTGTGATAGAAATTTTTATCCAACTACATCACGAGATGGCTCAACCACTGAAATCGAGGCGTGGGATGAAGACCCGTGGTGGTATATATTTTTCGCAGGAGATGACAGAGTAACTTTTTACCAAGATGAATCAGTAACGTTTGATAAAATGTCTTGTGTAGGTTCTGTACGAGAAGGATTGATAAATTTCTATAATAGAATTTCTGATAATTTTCATGGTTTTCCTAATTTTGAAGTAGGTGCTAATGTTCATTTACCGGGGTTTCTTCAGGTTTATGATTTAAGAACCACTAAAACTGACGATTATTATGAGTTTGAAGTTTATTCAAAAGATTCTCTTGTTAAGTCGTTAGAACTTAATAGTAAGATTCCTAAAAATGTAGAGTTAGCCGCTACAATAGGAGCGAGTACAAAGTTTGATTTGACTGATGCTTTAGGAGGAGTTAATTCAGGATTAAACCCTGAACTCCTTCACGATTTAGAACTATCAGCCGGAAAACAAAAAGCGTTTTTTAATCCATTACACGCCGCTTCATACGGCAGTACTGATTATATAAAAGGATTAGGAGATATAGATATAGCAACTGCAGATGTAGGAGAAAATAATGTTCTTGCTATCAACCCTAGCGATAGTCCCGGGACAATAGAAGCTACGATAAGATACGGTATTGAAAATGGTTTATTATCACAATATGCTGAATATTCAGATAAAAAAATTGAGGAATTAACAAATGCTGTTTTTGATGGCCAAACAACTATTGAGTTTAATAACGGCGGTTCTTATACAGGACAAGCTGAAATTGAACAATATACTGATGATGCGTGGAATTATTTAAAGGTTGTAAGAGATTCTTATACTAAATCTTTTCAAGGAATCGCTCCGGGTTTCATAAAACAAAATAGACCTCCTACTGATGAAGGTAGTAAAAATTCAAGCGCGGATGTAGCAGAAGACAAAAAAGTTCGTGATAAATATCCTAATATAAATGAAGGATTAGCACATATTTCAGATACAATGGATAAGTTGTTTCTTTTAAAAGGCCGAGGAACAGAAAAAGTCGTAGATAAAAAAGATGGAGAACCATCAGTAAATTTAGGCGATGATGGACAGAGTGGTGCTACAATTACAGGTATACCGGCAGTAGATGTTAGTGGTAATATGCAGTTAGCCACTCTTGAACAATTTCATCTTACTTTTAGTAAGGTTGTATCACCTAATGCAAAAGAAGGGGTTACTTCTAACGGAGCTAGGAAAGCACCTTATATTTCTATCGGTACTCATTCTGATTATCAAAGTTATATGGACCAATTAATATATAATGATAATGTACAATCTTTAGAAAAATTGAATAATACAATAAGTTATTTTGAATTA